GCCCTGGAGAACGACTTCGACGCGCGGGAGGAGGCTCTGGAGGGTGTGAACGCCTGGGGGTTGAAGAACCCGGGGATGAAGATCACGCAGAGCGAGCTACTTGAGGCGGTGAAGCGGGGGAGGAAAGCACGCGCCGGGGAACTCTCGGAGAGAGAAGCGGCGCTGCTCAAGAGGGTGAGGGGTGGGGACTAGGTCCCCCTACTTCCTCGGTACTGTTCGTTGCCGCCCCTCGCTGTACTTCAGGTCCTTCTCTTGCAGGTTCAGCAGCAACGCCTCCCAGGGGTCACCCGAGATGCACCGCAAGATATCAAAGGCGACGTTGACTGCGTCGCAGGCCTCGGCCTCGATGTGCGCCAAGTCGCCGTTGATGATTGCCTCGGAAAGCTCTCCAGTCTCCTCGTTCAGCTTGCGGACTCTGGATGCGAGGTCGCGGGGGATCTGGTGGTTTGCTATGAACTGACTCAGCTTCTCGATGTAAAGTTCTCCGGTCATGCCTCCTCCTGAAACTTCGCCTTGAGGTTGGCGGCGATATAGTCGTGGACCTTTCGTGCCTTACCGCACAAGTCTCGGTTGGGTGGACAATCGTGGTGGAGGAAACACTCGCCGTGAACCACTTGACGGTTTCGCTGGCGCGGGTCGTCGCTGAATATCCACGTCTCCACCAACCACCAACCTCCGAAATTTGCGCGAGGGAGTGCGGCGGACGAGACTCGGATCTTACCTGTGATCTGCGTCTTGCCTAGATCTATAGCATCTGGTAGCTCCATCATGTCGATACCTCCCTTGTTCAGAAGCTTCTCGACGGGTCACCCGTCGACTCGATCTTGCCGCCCACCCCGTTCAGCTTCCCCTTGTGCTCCGGCACCGAGGCGCCGTTCTTGCGGATCAGCACCACCCGCTGCTTGTCTTCGCTGAAGGCGAAACCTAAGACGTAGTTTTCATTTGTAGGGCACTCCCATGTAGTCCAGCACTTTGTCGATCCCCAGGGCTGGGAGAGCTTTCTCCCAGATTCTCGGGTGGGTTTGTTTCATGAGTTGGAAGCGGTTCGTCCCTGTCTTCCGCATTTCCTCTTGGACTCCGAACATGCAGAACATGCAGCCTGTCCGGGTGTACCCCATGTCGTAGATCTCCGAGTGTGGCAAAACCCTCATGCATCGCATGATGTCGTCCTCAGTCCAGAAAGCCAAGGGCCTGGACGTGGGCCGTTTGGCTCCGAAAGCATTGCAACCGTCCTTCAGGATTTCGGATTTGCGGAGCCTGCTGTCGGTAGCCATGGTGCCTACGAAAGCCTTCAGCCCAGACTCGCGCTCGAAAGCGGCCAAGGGTTGTTTCTTCAAAGCGTTGCAGCAATACTCCGAGCATTTGAAGGGGGCGTCGATCAGGTACTTGTACTGCTCGGGGATGACCCCCTTGGTCTGCTGCCGTCCGGTCGCCGGGTTTGTGCCGCCGTGGAGTCGTAGAGCTTTCTGCACGTCGCTCTTAGTGTTCCGGTACCTGTCAAGCGCCATGGAGACCTCCTTCGACACTACCGGATGGCCCCAACGCTCTATCACCTGCTTGAAGGTGTACTTCGGCTTCACCCAGATCACGTTCTCGATGGTCCTGACGAAAGCCTTTACCTCCTCGAACTCCAAGCCTGTATCTACAAACACTGCGACAACGTCAGGGTAGATAGACCGTACCAGCTTGAGGAGGATGGTGGAGTCCTTGCCGCCTGAGAAGGCCACGTAGACTCGGCCGCTGTGGGCTTCGTACCAAATCCGAATCCTTCGCTTCGACATCTCGATCTTCACGGTAAGGGGGAGGCTCTGCCTCTGTCGGAGGAAAGCGTTTTTAAGCTGTGACTCGGTGACTTCAGGCACCGCTTACCTCCCTCCTCGCCCACTTGGCGAACCCGTGTAGACTCATGTGCCCGCCGCCCTTGGGGCGCACCGGCAAGCTTTTGATCCTCTGCACCGCCGGCTCCAGCACGATGAAGTAGACCGTGGTGAATGTTTTCCTGGTCACGATGCGAAGGCCTGTACCCTCGTAGACCCTCCCCGGGCGGATGTCGCGGCGGCGCATCACCCTACCGCCGTTATCTTACTTTTCGACCCCTGGATCTCGGTCACCGTCGTGAGCACCTTCCGCCCCAGGGCTGGGCAGTTCAGGTCGATCAGCCAGCAGGGCTGCTGCGTCCCGCCGATGTAGGTGCCCACACCCAAGACCCTGCGGATATTGGACTGCTTCAGGGCGCCGATCTCAGTGAGCTCGCCCTTCAGCTCGGTGTAGCTCGCGAAATGTTTCTCCAGGTACTTGGCCAGAGCCTTGCGGGAGACGTAGAGCAGGTTCTTGTCGGTCATGATCCGGGCGACCAGCGGCCCCCGCGGCTCGCGCAGGATGGTGCAGAGCTTCGACTCGTCGCCGGAGGTGACCATGACGCCAGGCGCCATCTCGTCCAGGAACTGGCCCAAGACGTCGACCTGGGTCGCGGAGAGTTCTTCCTTGTCGCTTCGGAGCTCCTTGATCCTCCCCACCAACCACTTCAAGACCGGCGCCACCTCGAACTCGATCAGCCCCAGCTTCTTGGCTATCAGCCCACCGTAGACCGCGGTGGCGCTCATGGCGGACCAGAAACGCTCGTCGCTGCCAGCCTCGCTCATGGCGTCGATCTTCTTGCTGAGGGCGTCGATATTGTCCCGGTGCCCGGTCTGGTTCTCCACGATGTGCCGGATGTAGGCAGGACCTGCGGAGCCGTAGTTCTCGTGGAAGGTGCGGTAGCAGCGGGTGGCCTCGGCGCGGCCGAAACCCTGGACAGGGCGGCAGAAGACTTCAAGTATGCGGTTCACCTCGGCCGAGGCGTCGGACTTCAGGGTCGCCAGCTTGTCCACCAGCGAGTGGTTGGACGACGCTATGGCGACGGTGCTCCACGAGTTCAGGACGCTCTTCTCGCGGGAGTCCCGGCCCAGCCGCGCCTTGTCCCTCCCCTGGGTCACACGGTAGAGCAGATCGGAAAGCTCCTGCCCCTCTATGTTGGAGACCTCATCGAGATAAAGCGGTAGAGATCCATAAAGACCGAGGCGCGAGACCAGAGCGTTGACAGTGTCGTTCTTGAGGAGGGAGAGCTGGCGGGGGTCTCCGTAAGTAGATAGAATCCACTCGCCGACCAGGGTCTTGCCGATCCCCGTATGTCCGACCAGTGCCACGACAGCGCCGGCGTAGCCGGTGAAGCGCATGAGGGGCGCGCCGAAGGCCCCAGCCATGAAGGCAAAGGCGAAGGGCTCCATCCCGGGGAGCCCCAGGATTTTCGTAGCGGCAGCCCACTCTTCCTTCTCCCCGACTGCATGAAACGCTTTCGCAACTTCCGGTATGTTCCGCGCATAACCCGTCTCCTCCTCGGTCCCGTCGATGCGGTAGGTCTGCTCGCCCAGGACGAAAGCCTGGTCCAGTCCGTCGGCACGCCAGCCCATCTGGCAGTGGAGGGTGGACAGGCTCTTCAGCGAGCGCAGTTTCGCCATGTAAGTGTCCGCGTAGGCCATCATGTGTTTCCTCTCGTTCGTCCCCGTCACCTGGACGTGATTATCCGCCATGGTCATGAGGAAAGTTTTGGGGTCGTGCAAAAGCGCCGAGCGCACCGTGAACTCCTGGTACTCCCCGGTGATAGGCATCCGGTGCCGGATGGTCACGGTCTCGTAGCCCAAGCTCCGGTCGTGGGCCACCCGGATCGGGTAGAGGTCGTAAGGGTAGATGCGCTGCGGCGCCCCCTCGTCGGCGGTGTAGTAGACGCCGGTCTCGGAGCGGGTGAAACCGTGGGGGACCAGGTCGGCCTCTTCCTCGGTGACCGCCGCGGCGATCTCGATCTCCCGGCCCAGGACGATGGGACTCTTGACCTTGTTGGCCGAGGGGCAGCCCATGCAGGGGCCCGGGTTCTCCATGCCGAACTTCTGGCAGGTGGTGGGACCTGAGCCTGAGTCGATGTGGTGCTGGATCTTGTCCGCCGTGGCCTCGACCGAGTAACCGGGATGCCCTTTAGACCACTCATGCACCAGCTCCTCGCCCTCTTCACAGTAGCGCAAAAGGCCAATGGCTGCGTACCAGACCGGCTCGGCGACGTCGCCCCGCCTGTCCCTGACCTGCCTGATCTGGGCGCACTTGTCGGCGACCCGGTGGGCCGAGGCCGGGGGGCCTCCGATACCGGCGGTAAACTCGTCGTTCACCCCTGTGAACCTGGTCGGAGGCTCCAGAGCCAACGCCTTAATCTTCTTGACCGCGGCGGCCTTGGTGAGAGCCTGGGTGAAGCGGCCCAGCGTGATGGCCTCAGCGTCCACCAAGAGCTTCACATCCTTGATCTCGCCGGTCTTGCGGTTGTGGACGCCGACAGGGCGCAGCACGGAGGCCGAGTCGGCGGTGCGGCTGGGGTCCTGCTTGAAGCTGTATGCGGCCAGGACCTGCTTGAAAACATCGGCCAAGGTCTTCCACTGCGCGGCTGGGATGTCCTGGTCGATCAGCCAGTGCGCGTAAAGCCCGTGGCCGGAGGAGACCAGGGCCGGGAATGGGAAGCTGGCCTCCTGGCAGAAGCGGCGCAGGTCGCGGGTGGCCTCCAGCTGAGTGGGGTAGCTCTTCTCCGGGTCTCGGGCGAACTTCTCCGGACCGCAGTCGATGTCGACGAAGAAGGAGCGCAGGGCCACGGCCTGGGCCTGCACCCGCTCCGGCTTGCGCTGCGCCTTGCGCTGCTCTTTGGTCAGGTTGTGCGGGAGCTGATTATTGTAGGCCCAGTTCTGGTACGACTCCATGCTGAAGGTCGCCTGCGCCAGGTACATGGTGTGGCCGGCTGCATCCATGGCGTGGATGTGCGAGAGAGCTTCTGTCAGGGAGGAGTGGAGATGGTGGATGAAACCGGAGCCGGTGTGGGTTCGTGCTGAGCAGTAGAGTCCCGTGCTTGGGAGGAGCCTAGTGAGAAAATCCATTGAGGTGAGTCCTCCGAAGTCAAGCATTAAAAAGGCAGGGAGCACAGGTTACTCCCTGCCGTGAAGCGGTGTCAAGTAGTTTCTAATGATCGGGTTCAGCTTCTTCAGCCGTGGTCGCGCAGATAGTCACGCCTTCTTTCACAGGCGCTGCGGCAAACTCGGCCCATGACCGATACGGGCGAGGCGGAGGTCCTTTGAACACGCAGTTGGTCCACAGTTCTTCCTTTAACACCTGTTCTCTCCTTCCCACGACCAAAGTCGTGGAGGTGCCGGAGGCACCGGTTATTAATCTTCCGCCCTCGCAGCGGGCTTCGCCGGCACCGCGACGTGCTTCTTGAAGATTGCCTTCAGCACCTGCGGCCGGTCGGCCTTGGGCACCTCGACCATGGGGAGGTCGCCGGAGGCGACGATCTTCTCCAAGAGGGCGATGACGCGCAGGGCGCGGGAGCGGATCAGGGGTTGCTGGGGGCCGTGGTCGGCCATCCAGTTGTAAATGGAGACGCGGGAGACCTCGAAAAAGGGGGCCACCTCGTCCACGGAAAGCCCTGCGCGCTCCAGGAGCGCCTTCAGGCTGGTGAATTTTTCCTCCCCCGGCGGGGGTGTGCGTATGGTTTCGGACATTGTGGGGCTCCTTTTTTAAATGATCTTGGGTGCGTCGAGGGTGAACCCTGCGGCGGCTGCATGTCCGCCCCCTCCGAACGCCTTGGCGACCTCGGAAACGTCGAAGCCGTTACGACTCCGGAGCGAGTAGCTCCGCTTGCCGCCCGGGCGGTCGCAGTAGGTCATGGAGAACGGGGCGTCGGGGTAGGCGAGGCAGAGGGCTTCGCCCAGTTCGGACTGGTTCTCGGTGGCGTTGGTGCATGGTATGATGAAAGTCGTGTCGAGATCGAAGTCGTAGGGGTTCTGCATGGTGAGGCTCACCATCTCCGCCCCCTCCACCCGCTTCCTAATCTGTTCGCCCTGGAAGGCGAGCACGGCCTTCCCGGCGTCGTAAGCCAGCGGCATGTAGAAATCGGCCCAGACTTCGAAGTCGAGGGGGAGCGTGGCGATGTAGGCGTTGATCTCCTTGGAGTGCTCCAACTCAAACTTCCAGAGGTCCCTGTCCTGCACGTAGTGCAGCAGTTCGGGGATCTCATCGTTCGGATTGAAGAAGAGCCAGGACAGGACGCACCCTGAGTTTTCCTGAAAGACCCGAACCCCGGAGAAGAGGGGGGTCTGGACTCCATCGACTTCGTGGAAGCCGGAAACCTCGATCTCGGGGAAGTCGGCGAGCTCCTCGACGGAGGTCTTGTGGTGGTCGATCACCACGGTGTTGGGGAGGAAGCGCATGAACTCGCGCAGGACCGGCGCCTTGTAGCTGAAGTCCAGAATGTAGATCTGGTCGGGCCTGAACTCGTGGAGCTTCTGGTAGGGAGGCAGTTCGCCGTACTGGGCCGGCTCGAAGATAAGCTCGTGCTTCTCGCGGAGCGAGACCCAGGCTGCGAAGGCCGACCCGAACCCGTCGGCGTCGTTGTGGAAAAGGACTGCGATTTTCAAGATGTCCTCCTTTTTGAAAACCCTCCCCGGGGGGGGTTGGTGGATTGGGGTTGAGGGATTATCCTCGCGTGCGCCACGCCCAGAGCCCTAACGAACTGGCACCCCAAATCGATTTTCTACAGCCCGCCGAACAGGGCTGCCAGGTCCTCGTCGGACGGCTCGCCGGAGGGGGTGCCTGCGGTCTCCGGAGTAGCTTCGCCACCGCCCATGCCGAGGTCGATGCCCAGACCCAGGTCTGCGGAGCCTGCTGCCGCAGCAGCCTCTTTCTCTTCCTTGGCCTTCTTGGCCGCGGCTGCCTTCTCGGCTTTCGCCTTCTTCTCCGCCTCGGCAGCGGCCTTCTTCTCCGCCTCTTCCTTGGCAGCCGCAGCGGCTTTCGCCGCGGTGTCGTCCGACGGCTTCTGCTCGATCTGCTGGGTCTGCGCCGCGGCGGTGAAGTTCTCCATGATGGCGCGCACCTTGTCGCCTGTGATCAGCGGCTCGATCTTGCGGTATGCTTCCTCGGGGAGGATCGCCTGGAAACCGAAGACCAGCTTGGTCGGGGTGGCCGGGTCGAAGCTGATGGTGGTGACCACTGACGAGAGCGGCAGGCCGTGGCCGGCCAGCTGGCGGGCGTAGGCCGCGAAGTCGCCCAGGGATGCGGGTGGGACGTCGAAGCGGAACACGCCGTTGTTGGAGAAGACCGCCAGGCGCTTCTTCTCGGCGCAGGCCTTGCCCGCCCCCGGAGTGCCGTCACCCTTCTTGGCGGAGCCCCACACGTTCTGGGCGCAGCCGGCGCAGCTCTCGCACTGCTTGTTGGGGGAGTCAGCCTTGGGGCGGACGCCGTCCTCGGAGGAGCAGTCGGGGGGGACCCCTTCCTCGCCGGAGAAGGCGGTGGCGAAGTAGGCGCGGTCCAGGGTGGGCTTGCCAGCCAGGATGACAGCGGCGATCTTGGGAGCGTTGATCAGGCCCATGTTGGGGACGTTGATCTGGATGGCCTCGGTGACGCCGTCCACCTTGGTGAGGAACATGCCCTGCTTGGCGACGATGCGCGGAACCGCGCCGGCACCAATGCCGTTGGCTGCGTCCATGTTGGTCTGGAGCAGGCTGGGGTTGGCCGCCACCACGGCTTTCAGGTAGGCGGGGAGGTTCGATGCTTCGGGGATCATGACTTCGTTCGACATGTGTAGCTCCTTTGGAGTGTGATTGCCGCCGTGGGCGGGTTAGAGTCCGTGGGTCCCGTGCGCCATCTGGCGAACCCTGCGGGACATTTCCTTGGTGCCGTTCTTGCGTTGAGGAGCGTGGCCTCCCATCTGGCGAAGGCGCGACTGCCACGCCCACTGGAGCGTGAGAAACGCCTTGGCGTCCTCCAAAGTCTTGGAGCGCTTCACCGCGATGAGCTGCTTCAGGCGCGCAACCGCGCGGGTTGCGAAAGACTGCTTCTTGCCGTCGGCTGCGGGGGCTTTCTTGAAATTCGGTCGTTCTGCCACTGGATGTTCCCTCCTTTAGATTGTATGGTTTGCTTTACGACTTCCGCACCCCTACAGTCCTGATCGCGGTGTAGTTGACCCCGGCGGGCGGGGGGTTGGGGCGGGTTAGTGATCTAAGACTTTGAGAGTAACCAGAAGCGCGTGTGCTTCCGGTGTGAGACGGACGTACCCACTTGTGGTCCACAGCAGGTCCTGCCCGCCTTGTGAAGTTGTTGGGAACCTTCTCTCCGATCCGCTGTTTACGTCAAGCCAGACGAACTCGGCCCCATCCACCTTGATGTAATCTTTCGGAGGTATGTAGCCTGTCATGACTTCCTCACCCCGACGGTGCGGATCGCGGTGTAGTTTACCCCGGCGGGTGGGGGGTTGGGGCGGGAGTCGGTCTTTTCGTCCTTTTCTCCCATCCTTTCGAGGACGCTCGTCTTGTTCACGCCCTTGTTGATGAACTCCAGGTGGGCGGCGGAGCGGAGAACATCGACGAGGATTTGCACTGGGGCGCAAGTCTCGTCTGGCACCAAGGTGTTGTCGAGGATGCGCTTCAGGATCTCCTCGGCCGCAGGCCTCAAGATCTCCGCCTCCAGGAAAGCATCCCAGTCCGCCACGGAAACACCCTCTTTCCTGGTCGGGTAGACGGTGCCGAACTCGGTCTTGATCCCCTTGAGCTTCAGCTTGTCCAGCATCTTCAGGAGCCATTTCTCGATCTCGGCCTGCTTCAGCCCGATGTCCTTCTTCTTGGCCTCGGAGG